TTATGCTACATCATAAACCCAGTAATAACCTGTTGTATTAAATCCGTGATTGGCTACATTTCTTTTACAATAAGCTTGAATAGTACCTCTTTTAATACCTGTTATATCCGAAGCTTCTTTTGAGTTTTTATATGTATGTACGATATTTTTATTGGCATCTAATTGATAAACTACCTTAGATGTTACATCTTTTGGTTTCTTATTCTTCATAGCAAGTATCATTGAGATATGTTTATCGTCATACATTTCTTCATACATCCAATGAAAACCTTTATGTGTAATTGCTTTAAAATTACAACAATTGATAATTTTTTCTCTGTCAAAACTTTCTTTATCAACATACGATATATTTTTAAAAGATGAAACAATTTTAAAATTGGAATCTAACTGTAAAAGTTTATGTTTGTTCATCCCTTCTCTTGCGTATCTATCAACTTGAGTATATGGGATATAAGACCAGATATATCCTCCTGCCTGCTTAACACCATTATTATTTCTGCAAACAACATGAATATCGGACACACAAATGCCCAATTCCTCAGAAGCTCTTTGTGCATTATCCCATTCTCTAATAAAATTTCCGTCTTTATCATACTGGTAGACTTTCTTTGATGCATGATGCGTTTCTCCATAGCAAGTTCTACCACCGTCACCGCCTGAAGCAAGATTATAAAATTCATCAGAGTTTACAGCATCATAATAAGAAATCCAATATTTTTCGCGTGCGTTTAGTGCATCTCTTGTTTCGCATTCTTCTATAATTTCTTTTGAAAAGTTTTCTCTACCATATTTATTAATTGCTCTCGACAATAATATTCCACTACCAAGATAAGTTTTCCAATAATCGTACTTATCATATTTCTTTTGACCTATATATTTTTTGCCGTTTATATGATTTGTCGTTATGTAAATGAAACCGTACATACTTGATATTATTACCTCCAATTTCACCATTCTATTAAAAAAAATAGAGCCTGCTTAATTTAGCAGACTCTATAAAATTTAGTCAACTACCTTTAATTCTCTCATAACTGGCTCAACAATTGAATGTATGTAACTATTACCACCTCTTGCGGAATAGTCCTCAAACAATTCCCAAAATGCTTCTTTTTCCAACTCAGACCATTCACCAACCACACGATACTTATTATAATAATTGATAAGAGTGTCTTTCAATTCCTTAACTTTGGTTTCGTTATTTTTTCGCTCCATATCTTCAAGATTGGTAGCAATACTATTGACAGTATTGGTAAGCATCGAAAGTTCTTCCTTGATAATCTTATCGTGCTTAATTGACTGCTTAGTATCTTCTTCGTGCTTTTCGTGTAATTGCTTTAAATCCTGAACCGTCTCAACTAACAATGCATGGTCAGCCTTTCGTTGTTTCATTGCTCCTATTGGTTTATTGAAAATGGCACATACTTTACATATGACCTCATAGAATGTTACAATGATTGTCATTATCATAAAACCAACAATAATCCACGAAGTCAAATCTATATTTTGTAATTCTGATATTACTTCCATTAGCCCTCCTTGGTGTCTTACTTAATAGTACCTTTGCTTTGTAAAATATGTAGAACATTTGCAAATTTAATACAATCTATCCCACGAACACTAATATCATTCAAACAATTTATCACAGCATTCATATCCTCTATTTGGAACTCCACTGTCTTTTTAACAGTCTCAGCCATTATTTATCACTTCCTTTTTCTGCTTTTAACTCATCAGACTGTTGTTGAGTTATCATGCCTTTTACTACAAACTTATCTAAATCAACATCAGTGTAATACTTCTTTGGATAACCATAACCTTCAAGATAATATTTTCGTATCATATTGTAATACATTATTCCTCACCTCCGACAAGCGTTAACATAAGCTCAGCATTTTGTTCCTCAAGTATTTCAGCCTCTGTTTTAACTCCCATATAAACAACAAATGAACCATCTCTCTTGTCAATAATATCACCGGCTACTACAAAATTTGTCAAAGAATAATCTTTACTATATTCTTCAGCAATGTCTTCATAAACTGCGTCTTCTGTTTCAGTAGCTTCTGATACAAGATGAGGAACAGTTCTTGTTTCCGTCAATCGTCTAATAATTGAAGCACCATCTGAGAAAGCATTTACTAATGTATCATAAGTAACACCATCTTGTTTAGGAATTTCTATTTGAATGCAAACTCGTTTACAACCTCTTGTGAAATAATCTCTTTCATAGATTTCATTTCCTTCTTTAATTTGAATTTTATCATTAATTATAAGCAACTTAAATCACTCCTTAAATTTATATTTATATGATAGTTGAACTATCTTTTTTATATTTGTAATCATTCATTGTTTTAATAGTTGAAGAACTATTTTTATAGTAAATATCTTCAACGTCTACTGTGGTTGAACTATCTTTTTTATATGAGATAATTTTTGTCTTATCCAATTCACCAGTATATAAAATCATATCAGTACTTAAACTTATCGTATCACCAGGCGAATATGTTACACCTGTGTTAGTACTAGTTATCTGTTGTGATTCAACTATCCATTTATTAGAAGATGACATTTCTTTAAGTATAAGTGTTGGGCGAAGATATGTATATTTATCAGAATCAGGAAAAGTAAAAGTTGAACCTGTTACTAATAAAAATGAGTTATATAAATGACTTTCGTATGGATTGTAATCCCCAAAATTATAAAGTAAAATAACTTTAATAGGTGATAATGAATGACCTCTTTTATACATATCATTAAGTCTTACTATACTTCTATATGTAACTGATCCTGATATTTTTGATTGTACAGAGAAAGTTCTACAAGCTATTCTCCATGCCACATTATAGTATAACATTGGGTGCGACCAATTGTTTAATGGGTCATACATATTACTAAAAACATTAGTATAATTCATATCTGTAATAATATCATCATCTTCAGTATCAGTAACAATTCCACTTGTATAACTAGAAGAATCTACTCCATTGGTATTATAAAATAATTTACTCATTTTATTATTTGATTTAATAGTAGACATTGTTACAGCTCTATACCAGCCACCTACATAAGCTTTTATAGTTGTTGTTAAAGATGTTACATCTGATGAAATTCTATTCATATTTATATATTTTATTATAGTAGATGAATAATTATACATATAACCTATAATACCACCTGCATAAAAACCACTGCTATTTGATGAATTAAACATACTATCTTCTATTGTAACGGATATATCATTTAGATAAAGATTATAAGACATATTATCGTATATATATCCAACAATACCACCAAAATAATATTTATTATTCCTTATTATACATTCATCTAAAATAATGTTTATATCATAAATATTATTATTAGTTGATGCTTTATAATATCCCACAACTCCACCATTATATTGCTTTTGACTTCTTATTTGAATATCAATGGCATTTAAATTATATAAACTTACATAACAATTTGAAATATAATTAGCTATTCCTAAAAAACAACCAAAATAAGTATTAGTTTTTGTACTGATATTTGTTGATTTATATGAATAATATCCATCTGTAATTTCAATACCATGAATAGACACTCTGTTAGTATGATTAGCTAATACAAATGATGCATATGTTGCATCATTATCAATAATATGAGGACTTACTAAATAAAAGTTTTTTATCTCAGCTATTTCAGTTATACTAGGAGTCGCAGTATAACCAAATAATCCTATTACATCAGAACTATAGATAGATGTATCAATAGTCATATTAGATATTTTATGATATTGACCATCAAATGTTCTTCTAAATGGAGTAGATGATGTACCTATTGGTGACCAATAATGGGCAGATAAATCTATATCCGCTGTCAATTGGAAATAAGAATCTCTGTAAGTAGTATTACTATTTTTTATCAATTTTGCAAAATATGCTAATTGTGCAGGAGTCGAAATTTGATACGGTGAAGATGATGTACCATTTCCACCAGCAAATGAAGTAGCTGCATAATCTGTCCATAAACCTGTTGCCATTATTCTTCACCTCCCATTAAGATGGTATTTTAAACCATATATCTCCTACCGCTATATTACTTGGTTGTGAACTTGCTACATGAATTTTAGTATTATATCCCGTAGTGGTACCTACAACCTTATAAGACGTACTACCTTGCATATATACAGGATAAGATATTGAGCTACCAAGGTATATAGTATTACCCCTGTAATATGATGTAGTTGAACTATCGCCGAAATAATTTGTTGTAGCACTTGAACCGAAATAGTTTGTGGCAGCATATCTTCCGTAATAGTTGCTAAGATTTGTCTTATAAGATGAATTATAACTACTACCAAAATGATTAGTTATTGTAGTTGTATTGGCACTATTTCTATAACCAAAATAGTTATACATTGCAGTAGCTCCACCTTGTTCGCCGAAGTAATTTGAACTTGAATTCACTCTTAGTAATTTAAGGTTACTACTATAACTTGACAAGAAACCATATCCTGAAGTCAAAGTTGTATTACCAGATAAAGTACCGCCAGATGTTTTAAGGAAATCAGACGTACTTGGGATATCAGACTTAGTGGCTATCTCATTGCCGTCGTAATACCATTTGCCACCCTGACTACTGGATATATACAATGGGTCAGTAGCAGAAAATTCAAATCGTTTACTGCTTGTATTATGTACCATATAGTAAACAAAATCAAATCCGTTATCAATATTCTTTTGAAAAATATCATTAAGTCCTGATGTGATTTCAGTTAATGAAGCATATCCATTAAATAAACCCGTATCGGAAAATACTACATCACCTGTTAAAGTTAAATTACTTAATGATAAAGTTTCAACAAATTCAAATTCAGCAGGAGCTGGAGATTTAATGGAACTAAGAAACATAGACGCATCGGCACTTAGAGTTTCTACACAAGCATCGAGGTCTGTTTTGTCGCTTGCACTCATCAACCCTGAACTTGAAGTAGTAGCATTACTATATGTTTTTTCAGTTCCCCATATAGCAGTGCCATTTGCCGACCATTTTAATATTTGACCTGACGAGCCTCCATTTGGTATGTGTTTATTGCCAGATGTAGTGGGGTGAATATAGTTATTTGCATTTTCAGCTATACCGTCTAATTTAATCTTGTCGGTAGATAACATTAAACCATCATATTGTTCATTGACGGAATCTGGCAAATCACCAAAGTTTACTATTTCATTTCCACCATAATATACTGGAGTACTTCTATTATCAATTTCAACAATTTTATTATTAGAAGAATTCCATTTTAGAAGATTAAAAAAACTATACCTTGCTGATGATTTGTCTAGAAAAGTTGAATTCAAAGAATCTACTGTAGACTTATCTTCCTTACTCATAAATCCGTCAGTATCACTCGTAGCATTTGACGGAGTATCAATCAAATCGTTATAACTACCTGTAAAAGCAACTTTTTTTAAATCAGAGAACCATTTTTGAACTTTACCAAATAGAGTAGAACTCTTTTCATTTGAAACAATATTTTCCCTTGCTGAAGCCTCTGTAAAAGCTACAGTAGTGTCAGAAATAGCCCCATTTGAACTGAGCTTATTGTCTATATCAGTCTTGTCGGCTTTGCCTTTTACGTCCGTTTGTAGGCTTGAAATTGCAGTTTCATCTTCAGTCAATCTATCCTCTAAGACTTTACCATTGCCATCATATACTGCTTTGGTGTGTGATATAGGATATACTTTTTCGTTATTTTGTGTAAAATATTTTGCTTTAGCCATTAAGTTCCTCCTTTCTAATTTTCAATATCATCTATCACGTAAACAACGTGTTCTTTTATGTAGTTTAATTCCGACTGCAACGATTGTATAGCACTCTGCAATGAGTTGATTGTTGCAACTGAATTATCCATTGAATTTACGGCATTGTCTACTTTTGTATTAAGAGCATTAACCTTGTCATATAGAGCAGATACAATAGCAGTGTCTTGCTTTGAAATTGTTTGGTCAATGTCCAATCCTTTAAGAACCGTTAAAGTGGCAGGAGTAGTTGTCAATTTGTATGAATTATCTAACTCAAATGCAATTGAAAACGACACTGTTCCTGCGTAACGAGTGACATCATTTGTAATAGTCCAGCCAAGCTTAATCGAATTATCTTCAACAGTAACATCAGTGACTTTGTAAATATTCACTTCTTTGCCTGCGTTTACAAAATAAATATAAGCAGTCTTATCGGTTAAATCTGTTCCATCAAAAGTGGTCGATGGAATACTAATATAAACTGTTTCTGCATTATTTTCAGTTGCTACACCTATTGTCTGTAATTCAGGCGGAACATCAATTAAACGTTTGTCCATATCTGCCGTTATTTTAGGTTCTGTATTAGGATTAACCATCATAACTGACGGGGTGTATGCGGATGTTTGATTTTTTAAGCTTTCCAAGCTTTCTTTAAGAGACATAGCCATTACGAACTTGCCTCCGTTTCTTCTAACGGTTCATAAGTAATATCATCGGTAAAAGATATGTCGCCTTTATTTCCATCTATCTCGTTCTCGATGTTATTTACAACTATTTTTAAACCATTTAAATCTAAAAATTTCTTTTCTTCCATTTTCTTTCCTCCAAAACGAGTTATATATTTTTGCAAAAACATATAGTATCAAGCAATACAAAAAGGGAAGAGTCGTCACCCTTCCCTTAGAAATATGTATTACTTTGAATTAATCAGAGAATAAATTATTCAGTCACTTTTGTAAATAGAGCATTTATTTCATCTGTTGAGATTGCTTCAATAGCAACAGATTCAAGATCAGCCACTTTTGTTTTTAGTGTTGAAATATCACTTGTATTTGTTTTTACTGCACCATCAGCAAGTTCTTTTACTTTTGTATCTGCAACACCAGCCGCATCAAAAGCCGTTGTCTCAGCATATGCGGCAGACTTTAAACCTGCAACTAAAACATCTGTGCCATCGACAGCGACTGTACCGTCTGTTTTACCGGTAGCAACCGACTGAATTGCAGAATCGGCTTTATCAATAGAAGCTTGTACATCAGTGCCTAATTTTGCTTTTGTAACTTGAGCATCGCCAATCTTAGCAGTAATAACTGCACCGTCAGCAAGTTCTGGTGAACCTACACCACCAGCAACAATTGTGGCACTAACTTCTCTTGTTGCAGAATCAATAGCAATCTGAACCTGAGTTGCATTGGCTTTTGCAGTGTAAATGTCTACAAGCTTACCAACATTAATATAAACTTTGTCACTTGTTGCATTAGATAGTGTCAATTCAAGGTATGTGCCTTCATTCTGTCCTTCAGGATTGACAACCACTTTACCACTTGATACGACCATATCCTTTGGAATATCAACCGTAGCAATAGTTGCACCATTCTGAGTGAAGGTATAAGACTTTGCATATCCTTCTGTTGTTACATCTGTAGTAACTACAACCACGTCTGCTTTGATAGCAGATGTCTTGGCAGCGTCAGCCTTATCTACAATATAAGCTTTGACTTTACTGTCATATGTACCAAGACCTTCGTAACTTAAAAACTTTTGTGTTTCGTTTGCCATTCTAATTTCCTCCTTGAAATTTTAATAAAAGTGTATAAGTTATGTATATAATAAAACGCATTGTTAGCCGGCATAATGCGATTTATCCTAAATTATTTAAATAGATTTTCTATCTCTTCATCAGAGATTGTTTGTTTTTCACTATTTGTTATATTTTCAACAGTTTCGTCAAGTTCATTCTTATCTATAAATTCTTCAATCTTCTTTGACGAATATGTTGTCTTATCAGAAATAACATCATCATTTATAAAATTGTCATGATGTTCAATAATCTGTCCTTGTAATTCAGTAATTTCTTCTTCCAAAGCAATCAACTGAGCAATACGTTGGTCAAGTGCCGCCATAGATTCTGACGGTACAAATTGAGCCCAGTTCTTTGTAGGAATAATTTTTACCTTACAAGATTGTGTTTTCAGAACAGGGTCTTGAACTACACCATCTTCGTCCATATAAACTTGGTAAAACGATAGTTGTAATTCAATATCCCCATTTTCAGCAGTCATTTTTGAGCCAATAGGAAGCAAATATTCTAAATATTGTTCATCAGCATATTCTACCAATTCCTCAGATAAAGTTAAAAATTCTTGCTTATACAAATGAGAAATAGGGGAGATATATTCCAATGATACAGTCGTAAAATTTCTCATATCATTTCCGTCATATGTTTGTGGAATTAAAAATTGAATTTTACCGACCATATTGTCATACTGCATAATTGCTTCTTTGTGAGCTCCATATAATCTTCTATCGTTTAATAGAGTAATCGTGTACATTAAACCCTCCCTCAAAGACCAAACGCATTACAACAAAGCACTAAAAAAACTCCGTTTTCTACTGTAGATTCGAAATCGGAGTCCCAATACTTAACGTCTGTAATTATGCCTTTATCACAAAGGCTATCAAGACAATTTCTGCTCCAATGGTCTGTTTTTCTATTCTTGTATTTTGCTTTTGTACCACCTGTAAGCTTATCAACCAAAGCCAATAGTGTAGCCTTAGAAATCCAGACATTTAGTTTATTAACCATTCCGTCAATATCTTCAATGACTTTTGTTCCGTCAGAAGAATCACCGTCTTTAGAGGCTAAAGAGATGACATTTGGCTGAGCCCAATGAATACTTGAATTTGTTTTCTCGCTTGTCCAAGTACCGCCTGAAAGCAAATCGAGAACTCTAACCGCCTTTGCATTTGTTAAGAAATCAGTAAGTACCCATTGAGATGCATCTGTAATAATACCCTTCGTTATCAACTTATCCAAGGCAATCTTTTGAGGATTTTCTGCTTGAACAGTAATTCCTCCGGCAACAGCAAATTTAATTTCATTAAGTGGATAATATCGACCAGGACAATTACTGTCACCGATTTCTCTATGTCCAACTATCTTTGCATTTGGATAATAATTCTTTTTAAGATATTGGCATAACTCGATAATAGATTTCTTTTGTGCTTGTGGCATTGTCTTTTCTTTTGTATGATAATCGCCCTCAGCACAAATTCCAATCGAACAACCGTTCATACCTTGAACGTGGGCGCCAACCACATCAAGCGGACGACCACGATAAATTGTGCCGTCCTTACGTACAAAGAAATGATAACCGATGCCTGTCCAACCATTTGAGACGTGCCAACTGTGTATATCTTGTGGAGTACATTTAACTGCTTCTGCGTGATGTAACGCTATAAAATCTGTGCGTGAACGCTTTGTAAAGCCACCGTGCCATTTATAAGCAACTTCAATTATATTCATAGCAATCTTCCTTTCTTTAATTTTTGCACAAAAAAGAACATTCGCATAGGATGGATGTTCTCTTATTTATCACTGTTAGGCGTGTTGTATGTAAGTGCCATTTTGCTATCTGTAATGCCTGTTGTAGTTGGATCGATAATAGCATTATAAACACTCGTTGCCATCAACAGCAATACATATGGATTAGAAAAAGCTGTCAATATTACATTGCCTACTGCTTGCCATGTAGTTAGGTCTTGCGCCGTAATTCCCATATACCCAAGTACAGGAACAAAAATAGCAACTACAATTTGTACCCAAAACATCGGATTTTTAATTCTTACTTTCCAGTTAATGTTTGTCATAATAAATTCCTCCTCTTAGAATGTTAATAACACTTCTATTTCACCGTCCATACTATCTGCTCCTGTCGAAGGCTTAGATAAAATACGACAAAATGCTTTTTTGTTTTCTAAAATGTCTTTAGTTGGTCTATATCCAACTTCATCATTAGTATAAAGAAAATGTCCTTTATGATCTCGATCATATTTATCATAATCACTATAAAAATCATCAAATTGATTGTCTAATACAAAAATTTCATTCACGTCTGTGGTTATTAATTCCCCATAGTATGAATTCTGTACAACAGAATTGCCATTAATTTTAATAGTTGTTATGTCAGGGTGTAGTGCGTAAATAAGTGTTCCAATTTCGCTTTGATTCTTTGAAACATTATCGACAACTTCATTTATAGAATTAATAATACAATTTTTGTCAACGGTTTTTAGCATATCCAATGTTTGATATGGTAATGCTATTTTTTCAGAATTAATACACCAATCACAATCATAATTACTAATCACATATTGACTCGCCGGTTCTTCAGAAGAATCATTATAAACAACATTTACTGTATAATAACATAAACTAAACTTCCACACTCTTGTTTCAACAGCATCTATAGTATTTTGAGAAATCATTGAATTAGATGTTGTAAATTCTAAATGTTGCGTATCAAAATTAAATTCGCAATTAATATATGTCTTGTTTCCTGTAATAGGAATAAAAGAGACATTTGTCGTATCGTAAGGAAGATACCTTCTTTTTACAGTATTATCAAAAGGAATAATACCTTTGTCAAAAGTAATTTTGACTTCCTCTGAAGTTGTAGGATTTGTTAATTTTGGGGCTGGTAATGTTAAATTCATAATATTACCGCCAACTGTCCATACAACTTGTTTACCATAAACATCATCTCTAAGTCCTTCTGCCAAATCAATCATTTCAAGATTATCATTGCTGGCATACTTATAAATAGCACTTCTAACATATTCCGTTGTAGCTATCTGCGTAGAGTTGTTTGAAGCACTTGGAGTAGGTGCTGTTGGTATTCCTTCAAAATGTGGAGAATTAATACTTGCATAATTTGAATAATCAAAACTGCCTGTCAAATTGCCGATATATAACCAATTATGATTGCCATTATCATCTCCTACACAAAAATACACTGAAAATGTATTTGAGTTAAGATAAAAGTCCCCTACATTTGCAGGAATGTCATTATTGGCAACATCATTTACATTTGTTGTATGGGTTAATAGTGTACCATAGTGCCATATACCGGTTATTGTTGTATTTTCTAATTGTTTTTTTATTGTGCCTATAGAATTGTTAATTGAAGTATCAGAGGCTACTAATTCATTGATTGCTTCTAAAAATGAATTTTTATTTTTTGTAGCCAATGATGTCAAAGTATTCAATCCATCAAAATACATTCTTCTTGCATACATTTCAGAAATTGTTGCTTTCATATATGTTACATCCATCTTTGCAAAATTTCCTGGTTCAGGCTGTTCTGTAACTTCCAAATCAAGCTTGCCTGTTTCGGTTGAATAAAGAAGATTTATATATTTTTCTCCTTCTTCACCTTTTTCCGCCGAAAATGTTGCAGAAATTGATTCTGATTGAATAGTTAAACCATCCATAAGAATTTTATTTTTTACAGTTTCACCATCTATTGTCACATACCCATTGCCATATGATGTATTAATACTTATAATTAAATCTGCTTTTTCAAGACTATGGGTTATTGTGTGTGTGCTTATCCCTGTACCATACAAGGTTGTTTTATCTGCTTTAGAAGAAAGTGTTTCATTAATAGATTGAACATCAGATTTTCGTTCGCTTGTTTCGGTCGAAATTAAGGTGTTCAGTGATGAATCATTATTTTGTCTTTCTTGTGTTTCATCTTGAACATTTTTAACAATTTGAGCAATTTTATCCGTTATCCCATTCAGTGCTTTTCTTACAGTTGTAGCTTGTGGAGGATAGGTACTATCTTTATCTAAAGTATCTACAACTTCATTTTCCATTACTGCATTGTTAATAGCATTAATCAGTTGTTGCTTAAAATCTGCATTATCATCATTTGTGTCAATATCTTTGATTACGTTAATAAGGTCTCTTAACTCTTCAAGTTCATTTGCTTCAAATGACTGAACTACATTCAATAAATTTTGAATAGTCACACCTGCTTGAGTAAAAATATGTGCATCTTTTTTTAAATCTATATGTGCCATTTAATCACTCCTTTCTACCAAATATGATAATCTACACTGAATGAAGCAGAGTCATAAGATAGAGCATATGGGTTTCCAGAATTAGATACCTTAATGCAAATGGTATCTCCCATTAAATCAACCTGTTGAACTTTTTGGCTGCCATATGAATTAGTATGAATAAGTGGGTTAAACAAAGAATTGAGTTTATTCCCATCATACCAAAAGAAGATTTGAGATTTTGGGTCATTAGTTGTTTGGTCACTTAGTTTAATATTTATAACTCCACAATGTTCTTTCGATTTGTCAAATGGAATAGATATATTTCGTATTGTGTCATTTTTATCTCCACTAAAATCCCAGCTTGAATTTTTCAATGTACTATGTCTGCCCACCATAACTTTATCTACATATCCTTGAATATATTTTTGAACATAATCTTCAATTGCACTTTTAAATTCACCCATCAGCGTAACATTGCTTGTGTCTATATGTAAATCAGCCATTATTTATCACCGTCCTTTTCTGTTTGACATAAATATTCACTTCTTGAACCAAATGTTTGTCCAATATATTTCTTTAATCCTTGATTACTTATATACATCCTGACAAAATCATTTGGTTTGATTTTTATATTTGTATAGTTAGGTATATTTTCATATACTTCTTTTGTAGTTGTATCTTTCAATGTTGCGTGCAATCCATCGTCAGAAACACTTTGTACTTTTAAATCCTCAAATGTTTCAATATTCTGATTTTTTAAATATGTTGAAACTTCACTTTGAATAATTTGACGTATCATATTTACATATGCAATAACTGTTTCATCATTAAAATCTATTTTTTCTTCTTCATTTTTCATTTAAAAAATTACCTCGTTAATATTTGTCATTGTCAAAGATGTCGTTGCACCACTATCCATACTCATAGAAATAGAGTCAATGACATAGTTTTCGTTGTTAATACCCAAGCTTGGATAATTAACCATCACTGACTGGTTAACATCGAATATAGGATTATATGTACATGATAAATTTAATGTTTTTGTGCCACGGCTAAAATTAATCAATTCGTACATTGCTCGTGACATACACAATGAATCAGCATATAGCTTACTATCACTTATAACTTCTGGTATTTCGCCATTGTATTGAATACAATAGTCTGATTTTAAATTCTTGTTCTCGGCGATAGCACTGAATTGATAACCATTAGCAATAGCACCTTTAACAACAACTTTATTTCTGACTTGTGATGTATTATAAACAACATTTGCCGACACAATATCTTTGTCGTTTTCCTCAAAACGATATACAACAGGGAAGTTAGATGATATAAACTCATTGACATTAGAACTAACAACCATATTGCCAAATTCATTATAGTAAACATCAGAAGAAATTGTTTCACCCATACTTGTAAATATCTCACTGACTTTTGTACCGGCATCTTGCTTTATAGTGTAATATGTATTAATGTCCGTATATTCACTATTAAAAATAATTGGTTTTAAGTCAAATGGTTTGCCATTTCCTCTGTCGCTTGCCAATAGAGAAGTAAAAGCATTCTTCATTGGAACACCAACAGGAATGATTGTTTTTAAACTCGTCGTTCCATAAACACTGCCATCGAATAAGCCAAACTTATCACATAATGATAATGAGATTGTTTGGTTTGAATTTTCTCTTGATAATGTAGGGTCTTTAAAAACAAATACTCCTTGTTGTTTCCAATATATTGTGTCACCAATAACAATACCAGA